TGAGGCTGAGATAGCGCAGCATTAACTTCAGGCGTAATCTCATTCATGAACTCCGAGGCATCTTTAAATCCAGCAGCCTCAATGAACTTAGCCAATGTGTTACGGTATTGCATCACGCTAACCAATGGATTAGCCGCACCGTATTGCTGAATAATCTGCTCTTGCTTGGAGAGAATCATCTGAAGCATCGTCAGCTTCTGTTCCCGATCGCCAGAACCAAGACCAACATTGACCGAAATATCGTACTCATTAGCCCATGTACGAGGGTCATATTGGACGTACTGACCACGCATACGGATTAGCTTAGGCTTGTCCTGATATTTGCCTAGAAGCCTCAGAATGCCTTTAAACAAGCTCTTAACGCCTGTCTCTGCAAACACACGAGCAATCAACTCCAGCTTGCCAGAGTTAGACTTCATCATCGCAGCTACAGCAGCAGCAGTAACATTCGACAACACATCAGGGTCTAACCCTTGTTGCGCGTCATTCACACCTGTACGCTTAGCCTGAACAGCGTCCAGATACTCCATCATCGGGAGAGCCTGACCGAACGTGCTCTGTACCGTTAGCGGAACCAAAGCATTCGGAGACTTCAGACGGATAATCCCACCCGGCGTAGCGTTCAGCAGGTCATCAAGATTCACCTGACCATCTACAGCACCTACACGAGCATTGTTCGTCAGATACATATTGTCCAGAGACTGACGGGTAATCGTCGATTTCTCTAGCTGAATATCCACCACACGATCAGCCAATGACTGACCAAAGAACTTATGAGGGATAGGAATGGGGCAAATACTGTGGAACGGAATATAGTCGCATTCTTCATCGTCAAGGATTTCTGAGCCGCAATAGACAATCTTTCTCAGTTCAGCAATGCCATCCTCATCCTCATCGATACGGATATAGCACTCGTATACCTCAACCGTCTGCATGGACTGATCCAGACTGATATTCTGGTCAGGCTGCTCACCATTCTGGAATCGTGCTACTCGTTCCTCCGAGAACTCCAAATCATTGTAGGTCGGCAGACTATCAACCATCTCCTTGTCATAGCCTAACGCTATCAAGTCACTACGCGGCATTAGACGACGATGAGCCACAAATTGAGCAGTCTCAATGTCTTTAGCTGACTTGGAGATAAGGAATTCTTCAGGTGGGACATTCTCGATCTTGACGCAGCCGTACTCTTTCTTACGCTGGACATAGACCTCGTACTTAGGAATCTGCATGACATTCCCAAGCATATCGGTTACTTCCTCAAACTCAACTTCCTGCTTGATAACCTCTAGGGATTGATCTGCCAGCAATAAAGCAAGTTCATCTTCAGACAGGTTCTCGTATTCTTCTTTGGTAACGTCTACACGCTCATCCCAATAAGACTTAACGACACCAACCTTCTGAAGCAGTGCATCTTTGAACCAGTTATGAAGTATCAGGAGTCCGTCATTCTCACGGTAGAACACCCAATTACAGTAGTCTGTAGCCTGTTTAGCAGATTCCTCATCGCCGGGACTCTTAGGCTCAAAGTAGACAATATCCTCTGTAGTCGTAAAGACTCGGATAAGCTGTGGAAGCGCACCATCAATAGCCTCTGCAACCTCGCCAGTGACAATCTGGCTACGCCCCTCGACCTCGTTGCCGTAGGGCTGCCTCAGGTAATACTCTAACGCTCGTTTACGATCCTCTACTGTCTCAGAATCAATGTAACCAAGCGAGTTATCTATTTCATTCTCAAGGATGCCCTTGATTGTGCCTGAATCGAGCATAACAGCCCCTATGGGAAATTTTGCTCATTATACAACCCATCTTACATTATTTGGCAACGGTTTTGACCACGAACCATCTGATTCGTCAAGACCTACTGCTAAATATCTCATTGCATCAGAGAAATGTGACGACCAATCATGCAAAGGCTTGTCATAGAACACGCTACGCTTCTCGTCATATTCCTTGCGATAGTTCCTCAAAGCATTTAATCCCTGCTTTGTATCAGGATGGAACCAGCATCTAGGAAGCAGCCTTCTGGTGGCCTGAATACCGTCTGCAATCGATAGTCTAGGAGCTACAGTCACGTTCAGCCCTGCTTCCTGCAAGACTTCCTTACGGCTCTTACCTGTGCCTAGTTCTCTTACCTCAACATCATGAGGAAGAATATGGTCAAAGCTCTGGTAATTGTTCTCGCGCAACCATGATACATACCAGTCTAGTCCTACTCCGTGGTTTTCAACGCAGTCCAGTAAACGTACCTCTTTTCCAGCCACTTGAGCAACCCAGATAGCCGTTGAATCGCCCATCCCAATATCCCAAGCAGTAAAAGAACGACAGAGATCGTCACGAGGAAAGTCGGCAATACGACCATTAGCCTCAAGATCATTGATAATTGAGCCATAGTAACTACCCTCAATAGGAGAATTGAAATTGCACTCGAACTCTTGCTGATACTTGCTTTCACCCATCTCCTTGAGTGCAGCCTTGAGTTCTTGCTCTGGGATAATCTTAGTCTGACTAGCCTTAAACTCTAGGAATGACCAATCTGCCTCAGTCTTGGCTCTTTCTGCTAGATCATGGAAATGGTTATTACCTTTAGGAGTGCCAATGAACAAAGCCCACCCAAGACGATCTGCCAGCGCTGGACGGATAATCTCGTTCCAAATCTTAGGGTTCTGATCCCCAACCTCATCGAGACATACTCCGTCAAAGTACTGACCCCTAAGACTATCAGGATTGTCAGACCCGTAAAGACTAATCCTGCGCCCCCAAAAATCAACGCGCAACTCAGCAATGTTAGCGATAGCACCAAGTGGCCTTGTATATTCTAGTAAGTAATCCCAAGCAATCCTTTTGGCTTGACCATAAGTAGGCGCGATATACGCTAGTCGAGGGTTTGGCTTCTCGCATTGGATTGCACTCTTTATCAGATGATTGATAGCAGCTACAGTTTTCCCAGCACGACGATGCATGACAGCAACTACAAACCTATGCTTATCTAGCGCCTCATGTAGATCGTACTGGTGAGGTCTTGGCTTGTAGTTAATAGTTATTTCTGCCATGTAACCACGTGTTGTTGAGGCTCTCCATCCTTACCTGTAACCTCTGTTCTAGCCAGCTTAGGGATATGGTACTCGCTCATCTTCAGCATAATATCTAAGGCTTTGTAAGGATCAGGCTTAATTCCCAAGACTTCATCACCTTCTGCGACCCTCTGAAGCCATCTGTCCATATAAGCACTATTACGGCTCAATAGCTCTGCAATAGCCTCTCTTACGACCTTTGTAGACTTATTTACAGCCCCTTTAGGTCTACCTTTACCAAATCCATTTTCTTCTTTTTCTTCTGTTATTTTATCTTCGTTTGTTTCCATTTTTGCATTACCTCTTAGGTGTCATGCTACTTACTTTTTTCTTGCTGACCACTTAGTAATCCTGTTCCTATAGGAGCACCTACAAACATTTCCTTACCAAACTTTTGCATCAGACTTGCACGTTCTTCAGGAGTTGAATATTCATAAATCTCAAGACCACGTTTTTTAAGTATTTCTTTAGTTTTTTCACTAGCTGTTTTTGGAATAAGTGCTCCACTAAATTCCTGCAATGCAACAGCCCTTTGTGGCTTAATCTCAAAATATTCTGCTGGCATAGTTTTAAATTTATTAAGGAATAATCCAATGTCAGCTTTTAACTTATCATCAGCACCATCAAAATGTCTGTTTAATACACTTGTATTCTTTGTCTGAGCTATTTCCAATAAAGCATCACTTGCGTCATAATTTGCATTGTATTTACGCAACCTATCTAGCAAATCCATATATGCTTTATCAGTCTGGTCTTTAATAGTAGACATAGACTTTTCATCAGTAAGCAATCCTCTGCTTGCCTTAATATCATCTAACTTTTTAAACTTTGGACTAGCAGCAGCCCTCAAATTACCAACTCCATAATTCCAGTTTTCAGTAGCTGCGCCACCTTTCATTTCCTTAACAATATTTTCAAGAGTCGCATCTCTATACATTCTTGTTCCTGAGTATGTCATGCCCTTATACAACTTTTCTTTAGGCCATGCGCCCTCAGCAACCAATCTTTCATCAAATTTATTCAGCCAATCTGTATACTCATCTCTTAACTGATCTGTTCTATTTCTAACTTCACTAGAAAAATCCCACCTGTTTTTAAATTCATCCTTGTTTGGAAGCAATCCTTTTTCATCAAGAAATTTAGATTGCATAATTCCTGAGTATTCTCTATTTCTCCATTCATCTTGCAAATCAGCACGATGAAATCCTTGCGGCATTTTATCTGTTGTTGGCTTAAGAATATTATCTAGTGCTTTATCAGATTTTTTATCAAACTGATAAGTTATACTTGGGAATCGCTTAGTATAGGCATCAGCCATAAAAACAGGATTTTTTGCAGATGGCACAGCAAATTCTTTTGGCGCAATAAGAGTAACTTCTCCAAACTTTTCAAATGGAGTTGATGCCTTACTTATTCCTAATGATGGCGCTGGCAATCCGCCTAATTTATCAGCATATTTTAGATTTGCCTCAGATAAATTATGTTGGACTATTAGCTCATCTCCAGCTTTTACGCCGGGAACAATGTCAGACATTTGACCAGTTCCCATAGGAACCATTGGCTGTAATAATCCAGTTCTTACAGCATATTGTTCTGCCATTTGACCAGCTTTAGGAGCAGCATATTTACCAGCAGCTATCAATCCTTTTGCAGCAACTTTTGTAGCAGCAGGAGCTAAAGGCAAAACATTTGTAAGAGTCTCCTTTGCTTCTGGGCGCAACTGTGTCGCCATTCCAGTACCAGTTACATTAGGCAATCCATAAGCAACATTCTCAAGCGTTTTTACGGCAGCAGGTACTCCAAGCAAATTCGTTAAACCACGAACAGGATCATTTTCATATCCAAAAGGTTTACTGATTGCTTCATTAACTAAATTCAACAAACCAGAGCCATAATATGCAGGGTAATTTGCAATAGGAATCTGTCTTATGTCAGCCATAAAATACCTCGTACATATCCGGCCTGTTAGCCTTTAACCACGCTTTAGGCTCCTCTAAACACGTCTCGTAATCCATTCCCACTGTTTGTGATCCAGCATGATGAACATACGCCCTGCTCACGAAATGCTTATATCCCGCCTTACTCATGTCCATACAGATTATATTATCTGAAAACCAATTGATACTAGGAAATTTAGCTACTCCCCATGCCTCTTTATTGA